AAGAACTGACCCAATCGTTCAAGCCTTTGCTTTTCAAGCTCATTTAATCGCTCAGTAAGCCGCTCGCCGTTTTGCAGCAATAGCTGCGTTTCTTCCTGCACCCCTAAACCACGTTGTTGAATTTCAATTTGCGCCTTTTGGGCTTCAAGTTGCAGCGCTAGAGCTTCGTTGCCTGCAGACCTTGCTTCGTAAATCTTGGTTTCAATAGCTCTAATTTCTTTGATTTTGGCAGCACGTTCTGCATCGGTTTCTTTTACCTTACCCGCTGCCGCGCTACCTTTCGCAATGGTTGAATCGCTAATAGTATCACCCACTCTGAATGGGCGATTTGCCTCCCTTTGTTCCGAAACGGTTGACGGAGGGTTGATTGCTGCACGTGTTTTTGCGTTATACTTAACGCCAGATACCTCGAAGGTAGCTACATTGCCTTTTTCGTCAAATGTGTAACCTTCCCTGATCAGATTCAATCTGACCTCGTAAGTACCTTCAATTCGATTGAGCTGGTTTTGCAGTTCCGCTACTTCACCGCGCAATCGAGCTGCCTTCCTACCCGTTGCAGCCATTTCACCACCTGTGCCTTGAAGTTCGCCTCTAACTTTCGCCAGTTTCTGCTCAAGCTCTGATTGCTTGTTTTTGAGCTGCTCAGTTGATCCCGCCCCATCGTCAAGCAAGGCATTGAGTTTTGCCTGCTCTTGGTAATAATTGACGGTTCCAATGGTTAGAGCCGTTACGCCAGCCGCAGCTGCGACCCATGGAGCTGCTGCAATTAGCGTTGCGCTACCAATCAATCCAATTACAGCAGAGATCGCGGGCGCCAATGCCACAAACGCAGCTGTCAATCCAAGTGTTACCGCCGTTAATGTTTTGACTGGACCAGGGAGTTTGCCGAATAGCTTAAGCGTTTCAGTCGCACCTTCCAGTAGCACCGTAATAGAAGGTGCAAGCTCAGTACCTATTGCCTCAGACAATCCTCCTAAGGCATTCCTGAACTTCTGCGTTTGTGTGATATTTGCTGCTACGTCTCCCTCGTATTTATCCCGCAAAGTTTTGGTAGCTTGAATAATCAAATCTGCACTTAGCGCTCCCTCTTTTGCCATAGCGCGAATCTCAGTGCTTGACTTGCCCGCAGCCGCTGCCACTGCATTCAGCAACTCTGGCAATGTTTCGCTGATTGTTTTTAATTCATCACCAGTCAAACTTCCAGAGCCCAATGCCTGCGCAAGCTGGTAAGACGCTGAAGATGCCTCGCTAGCGCTTCTGCCAGTAGCAATCAGCGCTGAGTTCATGCCTTCATAGACGGCAACGATTTCTTCTAGTGTCACACCTTGCGCACCAAGTCGCGAGCCAAGGTTAGACAAGGCTCCCGATGTTTCTGTTACGCTTACTTCAAACTTATTTGCTAGTCTTTCTGCTTCTTGCTGCGCACCGGCAAATTGCCCATACTCTTCAGTCAATCTAGCAAGCCGTTTTTGCGCTAATGCAAGAGCTTGAGCATCGCCAAATGAAGTACTTATTGCAGCACCTGCGCCAATGCTTAACAATGTTCCGCGCAGCCCGCTAAGTGCTTTGCCAGCCCGTTGCTTGATGCCTATGCCGCGTTCTTCTTCTTTGTTTACATTGCGAAGCACTCCCTCGTATTGTTTGATCTGCTGACTGGCTTTTTGGTATAGCGCACCGTTAAATTTTACGGTTGATTGGACTTCACGTAATGCTGCAATCTGCGCGCGGATTGCTTTTTCTGTATTCAGCACCCGCGCGGAAAACACGCCCTGCACGGTAGACGCTTTAGCAAATCCGCCTTGCTGCGCTTGGATTGCAGACTTGACTTGATCTGCGCTTCCCTTTAATCCTTTGAATGATCTGTCGAGATTAGAAGCTGCCTGCTGGATCTGCTTCAGCTTTGCCGGTACACCACGCGAATCAAGGTTGATTGCGACATTAGCAACGGCAGACACTGCTCAACACCTATCGATAACAGCAGTCTACCGCCGTCGCTTCATTGCTTTCTCGCGTTCTTCATTTCTGACAGTAAAGAACGCATCCCAGATCAGCAGCTCTTCTGGTGTTACTTCTTGATTCAACCGTGCAAGGCTCATGCCGAGTTCTGCTGCAACGCAAAGCTGCAGCATGAGCCAATTGTCGCGACGTAGGTCAGCCTTTAGTGCTTTTCATGTCTGACTGCTCATCCTCCTGGATCACACCAAGGATCAGCTTTTGGATGTCGTCATCACGCACCTCTTCACGCAGCTCAGCGATTTGGCCAGCCTGAAACAACCGCTGCCCGTTTTCGTCCATAGCTTTGTTGACCAGCAGGTTCAAGCCGAACCCGTTAGCATCATCACCACCTGGCATCTTCTGCGCGCGCTCACGTTCGGACATCGTGAGCGGTGTGACGTACATCTCAAACTCAGTACCGTCGTTCAGCTTCACGACACGCTTGGATGGCGTGAAGTTTGCTGCTTTCTTCAGGCGATCCAATGCGGATGATCTTGCGGTCATGCTCAAAAAGTATCCTGTTCGTTGTTACTCTAGCAACAAAAAAGCCCCAGCATTGCCGGGGCTGTTGTCTCTAGCGGTAGCGGTCAAGCGCTAGTGCTGAAGTCAAAGCTAGGAGCACCGGTCGGGCGGAATGTGATCTCCACCTGCTGAGCATCATCAGGGTTGATGTTCAGGCTGGCGGTCAGCAGCACCGCATCCATGCTGATGCTGCGACTCAGGGCTTCGGTGCCTTGCTTGTCGGTGTAGAGCTTGAAAGCACAACCGACCTGGTTACGCTGCAGCACATCCTCGACCATGCGGTTAGACAACGCAGCATCCTCATCGGTCACGTAAACCGTAGCGGTGCCGCTGCCATCCGCGAAGCCAGGGATGTAAGCGCGGAACGGAGCGTACTGCGTACCGACCTGACCGATGGTGGTCACGTCGATTTCAGAACGGCTGATCTCAAAGCTCCAGCTTTGCACCTGCCCGACAGCAGCGTAATCGGCGTAAGCCACCTGAAACTCGTTAGGAGCATTAGCAGTGCCATCATCGGTGATGGTGATGGTCGAACCGCCAAGGGTGCCGGACACCTGCAGCACGCCGGTGGATGCGGTGTAGCTGATGACGTAGTAGGTGGTGCTTCCGGTGATACCAGCGGGCAGCGTGCCGGTGCCGGAACCACCAGTTTGAGAATTGACAACGCTGAACACCACAGGATCACCAACCTGAAGGTTCAGGTATGGTTGCACCGTGATTTCATCATCGGTGGTGTTGACGCCAGACTCACCGAACGTGCCGGTGGTCCCTGCGGGCTTGTAGTACAGAGCGCCGGACGTACCGGACAGAACGGTGACGGCCATGAGATTAGGTCAAAGGAATGGCTAGCTCTAGTCTAAATACGCTTCAAAGGTTATGCTCAGTTGCGTCTGCAAGTAGGCCGCTTCTGGTTCTGATGGCGTGATGACGCTTGGCCCTGATGCAGCATCGAAGATGATGCTAGATACAGTTTGACGATCAAACAGATCCTTGATGCGTTCAGCGATGGTGTAGTTCGCCGCTGCGCCAACACCAACAGGCGTAAAGGTGTTAACTGTCAGCAAGCCGTTTTGCTTGTTGAATCCAGTGCTAGGACCGATGAGTGTGGCGTAGCTGTTGTCGCCAAATGTCAGCGATACCTGCAGCCATGGCAGGTTGTTTGGTGGCGTAAATGGGACATTGGGATAAGCCACCGGATAGGACGGAGCTGAGGCCATCTCAGCAGCAATACGGCCTTCAATCGCGGCGCGGACGTCGTTGTAGGTGCTGCTCATGATTCCCTTGCGATCTTGTCAGCGGCTTTCTTGATTGCGTCCTGCATATCCTTCGCGACCATATTAGGGATGTAACCTTGCTGGATCTGGTTGCCTTTGGATCGCCATGTGCCATTCCACGATGGTGGCAGGTTGTTACCGGTCAGCACCGGCTCGACGTATGGCAGGTTGTTGTGAATGCTGTAGACGTTACCGACCTTTTCCTGTCCGAGCGCATAATTCACAGCGCGTGGTGGTGGTATGTCTTGACCGCGATAGTCGCCTGGCGGCACGCCTTGAAATGGTGCAGCATTCTCTCCGATCGCCCAGCTAAGTCGAAGACGGCCCGTATCAACCGGGCTGTTTTCCTTAACACGCCGATCAGTCTCCAACACTGCCTCTCGCAGCAGCTTCTCAAACTGCCCTTCGATGTAGTTACCGATCTGTGATAGCGGGATCTCGCGTGCCATTATGCCCTCAGGATCAGTTCGTAGGTGATGGGCTGATTGTCTTGCTCAATCGTGGCGATGCGTACCACTTGATAGGTGACGCCGCTGATGATGATGCGATCAGCGGTGGTAGGCGCCGCGCTAACGTCAGCCGCTGCGATCGTCAACCTGCGGTCACCGGCTTGGATCAAATCATTAACCTCACGAGCGTTGACATCCTCCAACACGCCTTTGATGGATGTATCAGACGTAACCTCTGATGCGGTGCCGGTCGTTGGGTTGTAAATGCCAGTCGTAACTGTACGCAACGTGACATCACCGCCAAACTTGATCATCAGCTTGGTAGCGGTCTTTCGTAGCGAGCCTGCAAGTGCCATCAGATTTTATAGGCGATACATGCCCCATTCTGCAGCTTGATGCTCGTGAAGTAACCCTCCAGGCTGGCGCATTGGTCTACCGACGCACCGGCAAAGTTGTTGTCGATGACGTTTTTGCTCAGGATGGCATCGATCGTGCTGTTTTCATAAAAGCAGATGTGGCTGAACTTGCCGGTATGCGCTGCTGTATCATTAATGATCTCAGCGCCGATGCTGTAATCAATTGGAGCGTGGCCGCCGCGTGCTTTAGACATGATCAGATGTGGTAAGCGATGACAGCGCCGCCATTATCAAGAGTGAAGGCAGTGAAGACACCTTGTATCTCAAAACCAGCAGGCAGGCTTTCACCTACGATACTGTTACCGGTCCAGTTCTGTGCAGTCAAAGCAGCAAAGCTGGTGTTGTTTTTCAGGATCACGATGCGACGCCACCGTCCGGTGTACGCGGATGTGTCATTGACGAACTCAGCGCCGATGCTGTAAGACGGATCAATTAACGTCTGATATGCCATGATCAGATCATGAGTGGTTTCAGTCTACCTAGCGCTGCGAGGATCTGCTCACGGATGCTGGTCATCAGGCGTCAGGGAACGGCGCAGTGGGTGGGGTGAAGTTACTGGTGTATCTTGCAACTCCTTTGGTGACGCGGAGGTCGTCGATATAGCCGGAGGAATCGGGACCGGTCGGGCTGCCTCCTATATTAAAAGTAACAGAGCTATTTCCAGCGTTGCCAGCATATGTACCACTACCAACATTTACGCCGTCTCTGTAAATAACAACATTGTTTACGCCTGTGCCGTTTCTGACTATTGCATAATGGTGCCAAGTGTTAAGAGAATGCAGACTAGTCTCCTGTATTATTGTGCCTGTTCCATTGAGATACAAAATATATTTAAGTAGAGTGAGATCTCTTTGGAAACTAAAGTTAGGACTGGTCCCATAGTTGACATCAATTATCGTTGCATACTGGTTAGCAGATGTCTGATATAGCCAAAACTCTACAGTAAAGTCCTCGGTTCCAAAATCAAAATCAGAGCTAGCGGGTATTTGTAGATAGTCAT